CCACCACGGATGACGTCTTCAGCGGAAACCTGTCGACAGAGGTCGTGATCCGCCCTACTGACCAGTACCACCTCCTGATCGACGGAACCGAGAGGAACATCATCCTCGTTCGTGTGATCGTCGAGTTCGAGATCATCTGATGTCTGCACCACACATCGCGCTCCACTGCACCGAAGCCCAGGTCCTGGTCGACTACCTCAAGACCCGGCCCTACGTCGAGGTCAGCAAACTCATCGAATCGCTGCTGCGCGCGCCGCGCGTCGAGGTGGTTCAGCCCGAAGCCAAGAAGGAGGAACAGCCGTGACGAACCTGTCAAAAGCCAACGTCGTCAAGGTCGACGAGTCCCTGGGGCTAGTTTTCGGTTTCGCGATCGTGTCCAATGTCGACGGTGAGCCGTACTACGATTCCCAGGGCGACCACATCCCCGAGGAGTCGATGTTGAAGGCCGCCACGGACTTCATGTCAAACAGCCGAGTCGCGAAAGAAATGCACGCTGGCACCCAGATGGGCACCGTCGTCTTCGCATTCCCACTGACGACCGACATCGCGAAGTCCTTGGGCATCGAGACCGGGAAGACCGGCTTGCTGATCGCGATGCAACCGGAGGCTAGTGTCCTCGCGAAGTTCAAGGACGGCACCTACACCGGCTTTTCAATCGGCGGATCTTACGGAGAGGTGGACCAAGCATGATCGACAAGGACGGCAAGGTCGTGAAGACCATCATGCGCTCGTTCTCGCTCAATGAGATCAGCGCTGTCGACAAGCCTGCCCAGGTCGGCGCGACGGTGGCCATCCTCAAGCGCGGCGTCTCCGCCAAGGAAGTGGCTCAGGCAATGGCCAAGGAGGGTTTCAACACCGCCTTGACCACGCCAACCGCTGGGCACACTCACCTCATCAACATGGGCGGTGGTAGCTACCGAATCCGAGCAGGCGACACCTCGTGGAGCGATGGTCACACGCACCCGTGGCTGGAAGACGAGGCAGGCAACATCACGATTGGTCACGCCCTTGGTCACAACCACGGTGTCGAGATCGTCACGAAGGAACTTCAAGCTGATGGCGGCGAGCAAGCGGACGCTTCAGCTTCTGACAACTCCGCGAGCGACAACAAGGCCGCCGACGAACTCGGCGCTCAAGAGGATCAACCGATGACCCCCGAAGAGCAGAAGAAGGCCGCCGAGGCGGCCCAGAAGATCCAGAAGGACATGGAGCAACTCCAGAAGCGCGCGGAGCGCGCGGAGCAGCTCCTGGCTCTCACCAACGAGCAGCGCGAGTACCACAAGTCGCTGAAGGGCGATGCTGCGGACTCGTTCCTCGCTCTCGATGAGAGCGAGCGCAACGACCTCATCAAGGCTGCGACCGAGGCGAACAAGGTCGTCTACAAGGGCGAGGACGGCGTTGAGTACCGCAAGAGCGACGATGCACGACTCGTCACCCTCGCGAAGCGTCTCGACGAGGAGTCCAAGAAGCGCCGCGAGAGCGAAGCACGCTCCTACGACGCCGACCTGCGCAAGCGCGCGGCCGAGCTGGACAACCTTCCTGGCGACGACGAGACCCGTGTCGCGATGCTGAAGGCGCTGGACAGCCTGCCGATCGAGCAGCGCACGAAGGCGATCGAGGCCCTGAAGGCGAAGAACAGCGCGATGAGCGCGGCGTTCGAGCAGAACGGCCACAGCAACGTCACCGACCTCGACGTTGGTGACGAGCAGCTCGATCCGCTCAACAAGATGGCCATCGCTCTGGCCAAGAGTGAGAAGCTCACGTTCGAGCAGGCTTACGCGAAGGCGCTCGATACGCCCGAAGGGCAGAAGGCGTACGAGAAGTACGTCGGCCGCCGCACCAAGATCAGCCACGACGACTGAACGTCGCGACTGGTTCTTCCACAAGCACCTCTACATAGGACTACAGAATGGCAACTTCGCAGGCAATCTGCACCATCAGCGCGACCGCCGGGTCGGCTGTCACCGTCTACCGCTTCGTGGCGATCGCTGCGGACGGCAAGTACGACCATGTTGGCGTGGCCCAGGCACGCGCGGACGGCATCTGTGCCGAGACCGTTGCGGCTGACGGCGACGTCTTCCCGATGGTCATCCCGAATAGCTGCATCGCCAAGGTCACGGCGGCAGCGACGCTCACCGCTGGCGACTTTGTCGCTTCCGACAACGTTGGTCGCGCCATCGCGGCAGTGAGCACGATTGGCAACTTCACGCTCGGTGTCGTTCGCGCGGGCGGTGTCTCGGGCGACGTGATCGAGATCCAGTTCATGGTGGACCGCGATCAGGCTTGATGCCTGACGCCCCACCGGGCTTCACCTTCCAACAACAACTACCAAGCAAGGCTTCAAAATGCCGTATGTCCAACCGTCGCGGAGCGATGTTCATGTCGACCGCCCGCTGACGAACATCTCTGTCGCGTACATCCAGTCACGCGACAACTTCATCGCCGACAGGGTCTTCCCTGTCGTGCGCGTCAACAAGCAGTCCGACAAGTACTTCGAGTACGATCGCGGCGCGTTCCTGCGCGACGAGATGCAGCTCCTGGCTCCGGGTGCGGAGTCGGCAGGGTCGAGCTACACGACCTCCACGTCGGACTACTCGTGCGACGTCTGGGCTCTGCACAAGGACGTGGCCGATCAGGTTCGTGCGAACGCGGACACCCCGCTCGCGCCCGACCGTGAAGCCACCGAGTTCCTCACGGGCAAGGGCCTGATCCGCAAGGAGCGCATCTTCGCGTCGAGCTACTTCACTACGTCCATCTGGACCACGGACATCACTGGCGTCAGCGGTGCTCCTGGTGCAAGCCAAGCGCAGCAGTGGAACGAAGCAGCCAGCACGCCGATCGAGAACGTCCGTACGGGCGCTCGCACGGTGCATGCTTCGACCGGTTTCCGACCGAACGTGATGGTCCTCGGCCGCGCCGTCTTCGACGCGCTGCTGGATCACCCGGACATCGTCGGCCGTGTCGATCGTGGCCAGACGGCTGGTGCAGCCATGGTCATGAAGCAGAACCTCGCGGCTCTGTTCGAGATGGAAGAGATCCTCGTGATGGACGCCATCTACAACAGCGCGGCCGAAGGTGCGTCTGCCTCGATGGGCTTCATCGGCGGCAAGCACGCTCTGCTGGCCTACCGCGCGCCGTCGCCGGGCATCATGGTTCCGAGCGCCGGGTACACGTTCGCGTGGACCGGTCTGTTCGGCGCTGGTGCTCTCGGCACGCGCATGAACCGGTTCCGCATGGACCGTCGCAAGGCGGACCGTCTGGAGATCGAGATGGCGTTCGCGCAGAAGAAGGTTGCGGCCGACCTCGGCTACTTCTTCTCCGGCATCGTCGCCTGATCGGCGATAGCGGCTTAGGACCCCGGCGAGTGCCGGGGTCCACACACAGGAAAGAACCATGACGCAAGAGACCATCGACCCGACCGCCAACCGCCGCAGAATCTATCGCCATTGGCGCGAGAGGTTTGACTACAATGTCAGCCTCGTGTTCACGAAGCGCTTGAACCTTGGGCTTGTCGACAAGGGCTACCCTGCGATCGTCTACCCTGGCGATGCACTGCCGGAAGGTCTGAAGACCATCCTCGGCAAGCGGAAGATCAAGTTGATGTGGGATGCGCGCATGGTCACCTCGCGCGAGAGCGCAGAGGGCATGGGCTTCAAGGTCACCGAGCTGTCGGCTGCGGCACCGGTCGTCGAAGCACCGGCCGTCGAAGCACCGAAGGACCGGATCACCGACCTCGGCAAGGGCTGGTTCCGTGTCATCCTCGACAACGGCGAAGAGAAGCTCGTGCGTGGCCGCCAGACGGCCGAGAACACCCGCTGAGGAATCGTGGTCAGGACATCGGTACGCCCAGGTGACACGCAGAAGGTTCTCGATGGCATGAATCGCCTCGCGAGCCTCGCCGTCGCCACGCTGACGACCCGAATCGTCGAGAACCTCAGCGAGAAGCCTCCCGAGAACTACTCGACCCCGATCAAGACTGGCTGGGCCTCCAGCAACTGGCTGATCGGCATCGGCTCTCCGGCTAGTGGGCCGGTTGGCACGAAGAGGGCCGTTACGCGGGGTCCGCAGTTCGATGGCATCTCGTCGATGCGGCTCTACAGCATCCGCTCGAAGCTCGCTGTCTATGTCACCAACGAAGTGCCCTACATCGGGGAGCTGAACCTCCGAGGTGGCCGTGTGGTGCCTCCTGGCTGGATCGAGAGGGCAGTGGTGAAGGCTGTCGACGACAGCGAAGCTGACCTCCAGGCGGCGGGCCTTGGTTAGTCTCCAAGTCGCGCGCGAGGCGATCTACCAACGCTTCGCGACGGAGTGGGCAGCCACCACGCAGTACTCGTTCGACAACGAGGAGTTCGACCCTACAGACGGTACGCCCTGGGCGCTGCTCTACGTCCGACACCGGTTCTCCACACTGGAGTGCATCGGCGGATTGGGCAACGGTGGGTTCAACACATTCCAGCGAGTGGGTACTGTGACGATTCGGATCTTCGTGCCTCTGGACGAGGGCGTCGATCAAGCGGACACTCTCGCTCAACAAGCGCGCGCCGTCTTCGAGGGCGTGACCTTGAGCAGCAACGCAATCAGGTTTTCCAGCGTCGATGTGCGTGAGGAAGGTCCATCCGGCGGATGGTACTCAATCACCGTCGAGGCCCCTTTCCAATACGACGAACGGAAGTAGCCAATGGCACGTGTCAACACCAACAACACCTCTCTCAGATTCGCCAAGGAATCCTCGGTGGGCACGCTGCCTGGGTCCCCGGCTTGGCGGCTTGCCGAGTTCAACTCGATCGGCGCGTACGGCGCTCAGATCACCACGGTCTCTCGTCGCCCGATCAGCCAGGATCGCGGCCGGAAGAAGGGCACCGTCACCGACCTGGAGTCGACGGTCGAGTTCGAGACGGACTTGACGGTCGATGCGTTCACGGACTTCGTCGAAGGCTTCGTCTTCAGCGAGTTCGCGAACACCGAGTTCAACCTCCGTCACACTGCTGGCGTTCTCCCGCCCGTGGTTGCCTCGGGTACCACGTTCACGGTCGCGGGTGCTTCGGCGACGTTGGCTGGCAAGGTCCAGTGGGTGACCGGCAGCATCGCCTCGCTGCTCTGGGCCAAGGGCTACACCAACTCGGCGAACAACGGCCTGCATGTGATCACGGCCGACCTTGGCGCGGCAGGCGCGACCATCACCTGTGGTGGCTCGTCGCTGGTGGCGGAGACGCCCCCGACGAACGCGAGCTTGCAGGT